CTCGATTTGCCTCCAAATTGGCGTAATAAGCCGCTTGTTGCCTCGCAACGGACTTATTGCGGCGCTCATGGACATTCCCATAATATCGCCGCGTTTGATCGAGCCGTTGGCACCCATCACACGATCCACTCGCCAGCCATCGCTCTGCGATGTGCCCATGTGGGCATGGCTTGCCGGTGAAATACTTAGTCTTGCCCGCAGCCCTCGCCTCGGCTCGAGTGACAAGCGGTCCCGTATAGAGCAGGATTTCGTCAGCCATAGCGAGCGGTGCCTCGTTCGCGTGGTTAGGTGCCTGTTGGCGGTGGACACGCCTTCAGGCACCGCTATTGTAATATATGTCTTACGCTTGGCCATGGCTCACCAGCCGTTCTTCTCGGCCTGCTCCATCATGAGCTTGATTGCCAGGGGCACCAGATAGGTGCGCCCGGCCTCCAGGCGGAGATTGTCGATAATCCAGTTCCTGGTGGTTCTGATCTCGCACACCGACTGCGCGGCATTGCGCGCCGCCACGATAGCGTTGTGGCGCGCGGCCTCGGCCTGTCGTTGACGCGCAGCCTCGGCGGCCTGCCATTCGCGGTCGTGCTGAAACTGACGTTCGCGCTGCGCGGCTTCCCATCTTTCCTGCTCGTCACGCACCGCGGTGCGCAGCCGCTCGAGGTCCCGCTTATTGGCGGCGCTGGTGCGGGCCTGGCTGAGCTCGTCCCACTCGCGCCAGTCCAGGTCGAACCCGTAAGTGCCGTGGCGGCCGCAGAAGGCGCTGAAACTGTCGCCCGAATCGGGCAGCCACACTTCGTCCCGGTCGAGCCGCTGGTCGCGCCGGCAACGTTCGCGGATGTCGGTATAGTCGGCCGTCCACCACAGCATCGGCACCGGGCGGGGCCAGCGCATGGCACCGGTCATGGCCGCCTGCGGCATCAGGGCGACCCGGCATCGGTGGTCCGCAGCGTCTCGAGCCGCATTTCCTCGAGGCGCGCGATGGCCCAGCGCAGCG